TGGTGATGTGAATAATTTAATTTTTCCCATTAACATTCTACCATCCCACCAAGTCTCAACAATAGAGTGTGATACTCTATCTAAATCGATAAGTGAGGATGAAGGGTGATTTAACTCATTTAGAGCGCCACCTTTTTTAATAAGAGTTTGGTATTTTTCGTTTTCTCTTTTGAGAATTGCTTCGGGATAGATTCTCCCGTTTTTGTTTGGGGTATCGTATTTTTGCAAAACAGCATAAAGAACAAGGTCTTGTGAAAAGTCCATGTTCTTCATTTCTGAAATTATTTTTTTATTATCTTCAGGAGATACGTGACCGGCGTCATACTCAATTAAAATTCCTCTACCGGTTTCTTTTGGTCCTAATACCTTCATTTATAGTTTTTATAACTATAAATACATCAATATCTTACTTATTTCTTATTTACGTTGAAATTGAATAATTTTTTATCAGATAAACCATTATCTATGATATTTTCTAACAATTCTTTAATGGTCTTTTTAATCTCTTTAGATTTAACATCGAATTGAGTGTCAACGTATAATGTGATTTCTAAATTCATAAAAGACCTCTTTTCAAGTTTTATACCTTTAGTTCTAATGTCTAAATCAACTATTGATTGTTGTTTAAAATTTGGACACTTGAGATTGTATACTATTTCTTTTATTTTTCTTCTTGTTTTATTAATTGTATTATTAAAGTCGTCAGTTTCATTTTCTGGTTGAGTCCACGAATTTAATTTTAAATAAATGGTTTTAAGATTTTTAAAATCTACGGTACCATAACCGATTTTCACGTCGTTGTACGCCCCTAGTGGGATGTATTTTCCAATTTTCATTAAGGTTTTTCATTATATATTATTTATGGTGTTAATAAATTATAAAGAAAATATCTTACAATTCCAAAAATATTTTCATATATTTGTGATATACTTATATTAATATGATAATAATTGACGTAACAAAAGAAAAAAGCCTCGAAAGTGCTTTAAGAACTTACAAACAAAAAGTTCAAAAAATTAAACAAGTTCAAAAATTAAGAGCAAGACAGGAGTTTGTTAAACCTTCAGTGAATAAAAGAAAAGAGGTTTTGAAGGCGATATATGTCCAACAAAAGAAAAATGGTCTTAGTTAAGACCATTTTTTAATTCAGTTAATCTGTAATAATTAATTTTGGAGGTTTCCTTTTTTAGTACCTCATCTTTTACTTTAGATAATTTGGTTACCATTTCAGAATCTTTAGATTCATTTATAATATTACCAATTTGATTTAAAATTGATTCTTTTAATTCAGACGTTTTGTTTTCTAAATCTTCACTTGATAAATCAAGTATTGTTTTTAATTCAACTTTTTGTTCTTCAGAAAGTGTGTTAGTATAAAGTACATTAAAATTGTTTGCTAAAACAGCGTGTAATAAATTTTCGTTTGCGACAAATTTAGTCTCTTGAGACTCGTTAATTTCTTTTTTAGTTGTTAAATGTTCTACTAATTTCTTTTTTGCAATAACCTTTTTTTCAATATTTGATAATGAATCTTTTTCGGATAATATATCTAAAGACTCATATAATTCATTTGTTTCAATTTCAATATTACCCAATTTATCATGTAGAGATTCACAAAATACATTTAAATCATTCCAATTACCCATTGGTTGACCAAAATATGTATTTAATCCCTCAACATATAATTTTGCAATCTCTTTATCCTCGAAATATTTATTCTCAATTTCTTCATAAAACAAATACATTTCTTTAAATGCTTTGTTTTCTTTAATTGTGTTTAACATATCTTTAACTTCATTCTTATTTTGTTTAGAATAAGATTCAGTTATTTTAGTTAACATTTTTGATTTTATCGTTCCGAATTTGTTCATTTTTAATCGTTTAAAATATCGTTCAATTTAGTTTCTATTTCATAAATATTCTGTTGTGCTCTTTTCATATCAAATAAAGAGTTGAAATCTTCTTTTTCTTCACCTAGCATACCTAATATTTTTGATTTCTTTGATTTAGTAGATTCACTTAGTGGTGCGTCTCCTCCAGCCGCTGGTGGTTCTGGCGTTGATGGCATTCCTCCACCTAACATATCACCACCACCCGGTGCTTCACCACCTGCAGCATCCATCGCCTTTTCTCTATCTTCTTCCGAAATACCATACTTTGCATCCACATCATCAAACACACCTGAACGTTTAATTACATTCTGTGTATTGTTTAATTCAAATCCCATTGCTCTTTCAAGACGTTGTTGTTGTAAATCTAAAACAACTTCATTATCACTAAATCCAAGAATATTTTTCTTAGCCCATGTATGTGATACCGGTAATATACCAATTTGTGATTGGTCTGATGTCGCATCTTTATAAAGTGTTATTTTCTCTTTCCACATTTCAATTTTTAATAAATCAGATTGAGATGATGGATTAGTTAATGAAAGTGTAAAATTATTTAATTCATCTTCCATACCTAAAAGATATAGATGGATTAACGCAACTTTATTTAATTCTTGTATTAATGATTTTTGTATTTTATTAATAGTTCTTGCAAAACGTATATCCATTAATGCAAGATTTTTTCCATCACCAACAACTTCTTCAAAACCTAAAAATGCTTTAGGAATACGAAGTGCTGCCAACATTTTCTTTTGAATATATTCAATGTCGGCAATTTCACCTAAATTTTGTGCCCCTGGTAATGTTTCAATTGGCATAGTTTGACCTGGGTCACGAACAGGTACAAAATAATCTTGGTCTACAGCCATTTGATTATATCTCATATCAACTTGACCATTACGAGGGTCAGACACTGGTTGACGTTTAAATTTATTTGCAACTTTTTGTACATATGGTTCGATATCTTTATCGTCCATGTTACCCACAAATATTTTAAATACACGTCTTTCAGGTGCTCTAGATGTTCTGTAAATTAACATTGCATCTTCAGCAAGTAAAAGTTGTTTCCAAATTCTTCTAATCTTATCTAACATTGAAGTACCATATGGTAACTTTCTATCGTCACCTAACAATCTAAAATGTGCAACTTCCCAAGCTTGAAATTCTAAATCTTTATTTTTCCATTGAAATCTTAATTCTCTTGATGGTACTTTACTATCTGTATTAATTGCTTTCTTAGTTGACGCACCTTCAATTCTTTCAATTTCAATATTTGGTAATTGTTGTACACCAATAATACCTTTTTCTGGATCAATTTTTAAATAAACAAAATCATCACCATATTTCGCCATACCTCTAGCCCACATTTGTAGGTTTGTGTTAATGTCCAATTTGTTTTGAAATAAATCCTCAAGTATTGTTTTAATTCTATCTGATTCCGAGTATATTGTTAATATTTCACCCTTTTCTGACATAGTAGTGGATTCTTCTGCGTATATGTCTAGTGCTGCAGATACTTCAGGAGTAAATTCCATTGATTCATAATCATAATACGCGGCCATTCTTGTTGGTTCATAGTAAACCGATTGGTTGTATAATGATTGGTCCAATTTTGACCATTTGTCTGCAATATATTGACTCTGTTGAGCCTGTAACATTGCTTTCTCGTAGTCTTCTCTACTATCTGTTTTTAATAATTCGTCTTTGTTAAAATTAAAAGATGGTGTTTGTTGAGCCTGTTGACCAGGGAAACCAAACATTCTAGTTAACTTCTGAAATACGGTGGAGTTTTGATTTGCCATTCTATATAAATACTTTTCTTTATAATATAAACTATAATTTTGATAATAGGAAGATTATTTAGATTTCCCAAATAACCACATATGTTCTCTATAAACGTCTTTAGGTATGTTTGTTGGATTATCTTTATGGTAAATATTGTTAGTATCCATACCCATTGCACCTATTTGGTCAAAAGATGAACCATATGAGTAATGTGTTTTAGAGGGTTCATAAGTTCTTTCGGATAATGCCCATGATTCAATTACCGCCTTATTTTTAGAATCGTTCCTTTGTAATTGATTGAAACACATATCACCAGCATAAAGAGCCATCGACATACTCATAATTGAGTCGTCATGAGCCCCCTTCATGTGGTCAGGTCTTCCATTCATATAAACAAAAGTGTTTAATTCATTTAATAGTCGACTTGACCTAACTAAAAATCCTTTTCTAAGTTGTTCTTCAAATGCTGCAACAATTTGAGTTCTTTTATTGTTAAAATTTATACCAGGAATTTTATCTAAAGCCTTTCTATTATATTCCCAAATATTCTGAGTGTTAATCCCATCAATGAAAAGGTTTTTGTAATTCATTTCTTGTAACTTTCTTGATGTTGCAACACCCATACCACCAGTAATATCAATCACAATAAAACAATCGTATAATATACCCCATTTGTATGCAATATTAGCCAAATCATCTGGTGGTATTTTTCCTATGTATTCAACAACTTGTTCTCTATCGTCAAAATCAACAATATTAATTGAAGAAAAATCCTCACTATCTCCTCTACTAACATCGACACCCATAATATACCTATGACCTTCAACCGGCTCTTTCCACTGCCAAAACGTTCCTTGCATATACTTTTCTTTAGGAACTCGTATCATATTCTTAGCGATATTCTCTTGAATATCACCAGGAATAACTCCATCTCCTGAACCTAAGAAGTCACATTCCAATTCCTGTGCAATCTTACGTCTATCATATTTAAATTTCTTAGACATAGATTCAAACCAAGATGAAAATGGTTTATATCCTTGTTCCACCAGTTCTTGGTATTTTTCAATATCAAAGTCATGTAAAACAACTTCATTGTCGTCATATTGTT